ACTCAAAACAAATATGGCAGCAAGAACTCCGGCGGAAGCAATGACAACGCCTTATTTTACGCCTGGTGGAAAGGCAATGTCTTATGCTTACTCTTTAAGGGTCTGGTTGACAGCTAGGAAGGCTAAAGCATCATTCATTGTAGATGATAACGGTTATCGCATTGGGTCAGAAGTCAAGGTAAAACTAGAGAAGTCTAGGTTCGGAACCGCAGGTCGTACCTGTAATTTTAAAATTTTATGGGGAGACGAAGACATAGGGGTTCAAGACGAAGAAAGTTGGTTTGATGCAATTCAAGTATCGGATAGGCTGAAGCAGTCAGGAGCTTGGTTTAGTCTAGTTAAAAACGATGGAACAGAGCAAAAGTTCCAACGTAAGAACTGGATTGAAAAACTTCAAGAAGAAGAATTTAGAAAAAGTGTATTGACAATCATGGATGATGATGTTATTATGAAGTTTAAGAATAGAGAAGGCAAAGCAGACGACTTCTACGATACGGAGGACCCTCCAAAAGAAGTCGACTAACCCAACCCCTTGCCCGGCTCTAAGCCGGGCTTTTTTTTGGAGAATAAAATGAAAAGAGTAATGATTGTTGACGCATTCAATCAATTTATAAGAGGTTACATTGTAGACCCAAGTAAAAACCCAAATGGTAGTCCAATAGGCGGCATGAGGACTTTTATAAACATATTAAATAAAATCACTAGAGAGATTAGCCCAGATATGCTAGTCGTGGTATGGGATGGAAAGGGTGGTTCTAAAAAAAGAAGATCAATGAACAAAAACTACAAAGCTGGCCGCAAACCATTAAGAGTGAATTGGGACTCAGAAGATATGTCTCCCCAAGACACAGACAACAATAAGCTTTGGCAGCAACTTAGAGTTATAGAGTACTTGAACCAAACGCCAATCATTCAGTTTATGGAGCCGGAAGTGGAGGCGGACGATGTCATTTCTTACATTAAATCATCTTCGATGTTTCAAGACTGGCAAAAGGTAATCGTATCAGCAGATAAGGACTTTATCCAACTATTAGATAATAAGACCCTCCTGTTTAGGCCGATACAGAAAGAAGTGTTGAATACAAATATGGTTGTTGAAAAGTTTGGTATTCACCCAAATAATTTTGCACTTGCTCGAGCCATGGCCGGTGACCCTAGTGATAATTTGCCTGGCGTGCCAAGAGTTGGTTTGGGTACAGTTGCGAAGAGGTTCCCATTCTTAAGGACTGAGGCGGAACATTATGTTTCTGATTTATTGAGAGAATGTTCCGAACCTGAAAATCAAAAACTTAAAGTTTACCAGAGTGTCTTAGAGTGTGAAGATATTATTAAAGATAACTATAATATCATGCAATTGTCGTCTCCTCAGATGTCAATTCAGTGTAAGAATCGAATTGACGAAACGTTTGAGTACTACAAGCCGCACTACAACCAAACCGAGATGCGGAAACTCATGATTCAAGATGGAGTTTTGACAGTTAACATGCAAGATCTTGAGCAAAAATTTAATAATATTATTAATTCCTTTTCGGAGTAAAAAGTGTTATTATGAGAATAATGAAAAAAGGAAAATTATGGATGCCACAGTTGATTTTTCTAAATTTGGAAAATCTTTTCAGGAAGACCTTTGTCACCTGATATTACATGATCGGCCATTTGCCGACCAGATGTTCGAGGTTCTGGACCTTAGCTTTTTAGAGCTGAAACACTTGCAAATATTTGTCCTAAAAATAAGGGATTATAGAGAGAAATATGGCGTACACCCAACGCCAAAAATAATGAAATCTGTTATCCGAACAGGCTTGGATCAGTATGCTGACTCTGTTAAGATAAGGATCAGAGACTATTATGCCCGTGTTCTTGCGCACGGCGCAATCCCAGAATCTTCAGAGTACATAAAAGATACAGCTCTAGATTTCTGTAAAAAACAAAAATTGAAAGAAGCACTAATAAAGTCAGTTGATTTGATAAAATCATCATCTTTTGATGATGTATCAAAAATAATTGATAACGCGTTAAAGCTGGGTTCAGACAACGATTTGGGATATGACTATCTGATAGATTTTGAAAAAAGATTTGAAATTAAGGCTAGAGACCCAATCTCAACTGGTTGGCAGCAAATAGATAAGATATCAAGAGGTGGGCTAGGAAAAGGTGAACTCGGTGTAGTGGTGGCTCCTACAGGCGCAGGTAAATCTATGGTTCTAGCCCACCTCGGTGCTCGTGCGATTGAACAGGGTAAGAATGTCCTTCACTACACGCTAGAGCTAGCCGATACGATCGTGGCCGGCCGGTACGATTCTTCAATTACGGGCGTAGAACTAAAAAATCTACAAGTTTTCAAAGAGAAGATATACGAAGAAATTCAAGACATCGAAGGAAAATTGATAGTAAAGGAATACCCCACAAGAAGCGCCTCGATCCAAACAATAAACAATCATATCGAGAAGTTAAGAAGAAGAGGTTTTGTTCCAGATATGATAATTGTCGACTATGGAGACCTCATAAGGCCAGAATTTTCAAAAAAAGATGAAAAAAGGCACCAGCTTGAGACTATTTACGAAGAACTAAGAGGGATGGCCCAAGCGAATGAGTGTCCTTTGTGGACGGCGTCGCAAACTAATCGATCAGGACTGAATGCCGAAGTGATAACTATGGAATCAATATCCGAAGCATTTAATAAATGCTTTGTTGCGGACTTTATTTTTACTGTATCTCGCACGATTGATGACAAGAACACGAATACGGGTAGAATCTTTGTCGCCA